CCTGATGTTGGTGGTATACTTTCTTCAGGAATAAAACAAAATTATAATAAGTATGATGATATACCACAAGGAGTTGCTATCGCACCTACAGAAGTTGACCAACTTGTCAGAAGAATCCCTCTCTTATTAAAAACGCCTGACGGTTGGTCGGCTTCATTTGGAACGCAAGTATTAAAAATACTAACAGATACCCCCACATATATAGTTACTACTAATGATAACGGTGTGCAAGAAATAGCTGTAAGAGGATTACCACCAGTTAAAACAGATAGTTTAGGTCGTAAATGGATATCATGGGTAAAAACAGAAGAAACAGATTTACAAGAAATGAATGTAAATGGTAAGTTTGTTTTTGTTGGTGTTACTGCTAATGGTGTAATGCCACAAATAGCGACACCTATAGGATTAGTTGAACCACATAAAATACAAACCGCACTTGCAGAATCTATATTAATACAAGATAGCCCATATATACCTGATTATGCTTTATCTGTAGAGTTATTTATATTTTTAATATCTGTAGGGCTCGTATGGGCGTTTATAAGCTATTTAGGAATAACTTGGGGCGTAGTTTTAGGTTTATTAACTATGGCTTTAACGGGCTTATACGGGGCTTATACGATAGGTACAGGTATTTTAATAGACGTAACTTGGTCTTTAATAAGTCAATTTATATCAGGTAGCGTAGCTTTTTATTTAAGATTTAGAGAACAATATAAATTACGTTTACAAATTAAAAAACAGTTTGAACATTATCTAGACCCACGACAAGTAAAACGTTTACAAAAAGACCCAGATTTATTAAAACTTGGCGGAGAAAAAAGACGTTGTACTTTTTTATTCACAGATGTACGAGGTTTTACTGCATTATCTGAAAAACTAAAACCAGAACAAGTTACAGAAATTATGAATAAAGCACTAACTATTCAATCTGATGCAGTTAAAAAATACAATGGTATGGTTGATAAATATATTGGTGATGCAATGATGGCTATATTTAACGCACCATTAGATTTACCACATCACGAACAAATAGCTGTAGAATGTGCTAAAGAAATACAAGAAAATATAGAAAAAGCTGACATAGGAGTAGCCATAGGTGTTGGTGTAAATACAGGAGAAGCTGTAATTGGTAATATGGGTAGTGATACTAGATTTGATTATAGTGCTATCGGAGACGCTGTAAATACTGCTGCTAGATTAGAATCAGCTACAAAAGAAGCAGGTGTAAACATACTTATTGGCGAAGAAACTGAAAAATATTGCGGATATAACTTAAAATCAGTAAAACCGATAAAAGTAAAAGGTAAAGAAAAACCTTTAATAATATACACTATTTGATATATAATCAGTCAAAAGGAGATTTATATGGGTTTTCCTGTTGGTCAATTAATAGCCACAGTTTTAGGCGGTGCACTTGTAGGCGAGATAAATCGTAAAAGAGCACCTGAACAAAAAGCCATGATTGGTAGTGGGACTGCACCAAGTTTAGACTCTGGTGTTCCTTTAGAAATACAACAGATTTTAGGCACCCAAGCTAAAGCACCAGAGGAAGCATCAAAAGGTGAAGAAGGTCGTTCTTTATCTGATATGGATGAAGAAATGTTGTTGCAAATGTTATTACAACAACAAGAGGGTATTATGGGTATGTATCATGGAGGAAATATACATAGATACGCAAACGGTGGTGGTATATTAAGTATATTTGATAATTTAAACACCATGCCAACAAATTTATTAGATTTATTAAAACAAGGATTTACCAGTCAATCAGAAGAAGTCCAAGACATCATAAAAGATTCTTTATCAAGTGGTTTATTAGCTTTAATAAGAAAACGTGAGGAGCCTAGAGGCAGTGTAGTTAGCACAAGGACTTTACCTGCAGGCAATGCAAATAAAAGAAGATTTCAGTTTGAGCCTATAGGTATGAATAATGGCGGTGCTACAGGTGGAACATTATCGGATGCTGACATGAATCAAGTTATTGAAAGGTTAAATAAATTTGTTGAAATGTCAGCTATGGCAAACACTCAACAAGGTAGAGCAATATCAGATAAAGATAGAGAGTTCTATTCACAACTTTTAGAGGGTGCAAATTTATCAGATGAAGATATATTGAACCTTTTAGCACAACCTACTACGCAAATGGGTAAAATGCTATCTGATAAAGATAGAGAATATCAAATGTCTTTATTGAAAGGTATGAATAATGGCGGTGGCGTTTTGAATAGAAAAATGTTTAAACCTTTGATAGGCGGTGGCGAACTTGACGGTCCAGGAGGACCCAAAGATGATATGATACCTATCATGGCAAGTGATGGTGAATTTATGTTATCTAAAGCTACAGTAGATATGTTAGGTGGTGGTAACCACAGTAAAGGTATTGCTGCATTAGAAAAAATTAATAATAAAGGAAATAGAATGTATGGCTAGTAGAGAAGAACAAGAATATTCCAGTCAAGCCCCCGCAGGGTATATAGGTGATTTATTATCACAAACTATATTCCCTTATGCGACACAGTATTTTAGAGACCAATTCGCTAATTTAGGTAGAGAAGATAGTTCTCCTTTTACTTATACAGGGCAAAGAGTTGCTGATTTCGACCCAAGAGAACGGTTAGCGTTTCAATTATCTGATAGTGCTATAGGTAGTTATAGACCTTATTTAGGTAGACAAGCAGGATTATTAAATGAGGCAAGTCAAGTTCTCGGACAAGGACAAGGCATGGGTTCTAGAACAACAGGCGAAGCTATTTCACAAATCAGAGGAGCTGTACCAGATTTTAGAGGAGCTAGAACAGGCATTGCTAGTTCTGTATCTGAACTTGGTGATGCTGTTCCTGATTACAGCGGTGCACTTAGAGGTTTAGGTAGAGCAGAACTTAGTGGTTTTGGTTCTACTGCTGGTTTTGACCCAAGAGGTATAGGTGGTTTTTACAACCCATTCGAAGAAGCTGTAGTACAACAAACTTTAGAAGATATTAATAGAGGGTTTTCCCAAGCAGATATAGGATTACGTGATAGAGCTATAAGTCAAGGAGCTTTTGGTGGTTCTAGAGGAAGGATAGCCCAAGAAGAACTTGCTAGACAAACAGGCAGAGGTGCAGGTGAGGCTATTGGTGCAATACGTAGTGGTGGCTTCCAAGACGCAGCCAACAGGGCACAACAAGCATTCGAAAATCAAATGAGAAGACGAGCAGGATTTGCAGGTTTACAATCACAACTAGCAGGACAAAGAGGAGCTTTCGCAGGACAAGGAGCCCAAGCTGCATTAGGCAGAGCAGGTCAATTAGGAAGATTAGCAGGACAAGAAGGTGCACTTGCAAGTCAGGAGGCACAAACAGCATTAGCTAGAGGTAACCAATTAGGACGATTAGGACAACAACAGTTCGGCATGGGATTCCAAGGTAGTCAAGGTTTAGCAAGTTTAGGTAATCAGTTTGGTCAAATGGCACAAAACTTACCAGCACTACAACAAGCAGACATCAACCGTACATTACAATTCGGTGGTTTAGGTAGGGGTAGAAGTCAGTCATTGATGGATTTAGATTATGCAAACTTTACAGGTCAATATAATTTACCAATGCAATTAATACAAAATCTTGGTGGTTTGACAGCATCACTTGGACCTCTTGCAGGTGGCTTCGGCTATGCGGGTGCCACACCGAGTGTTAATCAAAGCTATACACCTAATCAATTTGCTAATTTAACTGGTAGTCCTATAGGGACTAACACCTTACCATTTCAACAAGGTTTAGGCTCATTTTCAAATCAGTTCGGTACACCATTCGGTTCATCATTTAGTCCACAACAACTAGGTATAGGTGCTTTATATGGCTAATGGCATAAGAGGGTTAGCTTTTCCAACTTTCGGTGGTCAAAAAGGCTTCGGAGTAACACCTATACAGATACCACAAGTTAGAACTGCGTTTCCAACGGCTAGAGGACCTGTTCGTAGACCACCAGAACCAACTACAAAAGAAAAAATAGCAGGTATTTTACCTTTATTAGTATCAGGTGCAACTAATTTTTTCACTGATAGGAGACAACCTGATATGACGGTTGGTGATTATATAAAAAGTATAGGTGCTGACCCTGAAAATTTATCAAAAGAAGAACAAGCACAAGTTGCAGCATTTGCTGCATATGGTCCTCAACGTGATGTTGGTGGTTTTAAAGGTGAAGATTTATTTAATTTGGTAGCTGCTTCGCAAATGGGTCGTGGTGCTCCTGACTATGTACAATCTGCTTTAAGCATACGTAATACACAAAATGAAAGAAATAGACTTATCAACAAACAAAGAGGAGATTTAATAAAAACATATTTAACACCACCTACATACAATGCTGCTACATTAATTGATATTCAAGCTGCACAAAACGATGTAAATCCATTTGTAGCAGGCAGAGAAAACAATAAAACAGGTGAGTTAGAAATTTTAAATCCTGATGGTTCTTTTACATTAGCAGGTGATAGGTTTATAAAAAGAACAGGTACAGGAAATATCACTATACCAAAAAGTCCAAATGTAAAACTTATGGCAGATATATTTGACCCTATATATGAAAAAGAAAAAACTGCTACTGGTTTATTAAGTATATATAAACCTTTAAGAGCTCAACTTGCAGGGTTTACTGAAGACGATATAGTTCCTGGAACTTTGACATCAGCTTTTGCAGGTCTTGTAAATCAAGGTGTTATAGAATTTAATAACATCAATAAATTTATGAAAGGTAATATTTTTGCAACTGATGCAGATATACAATCAGGCACCGCAGGTAATGATGGAAGAGCAGGTCTAGGCACAGTATCAAAAGGTTTGTATAGTCAATTACAAAAAGGCGATGTTAAAGAAGATAGCACAGAGTTTAAAAACTTTGAAAATATGGTACAACAAGAAAGTGGTAAAAGTCTAAGAGATATTTTAGGGGATGTTGTATATAACGATGTAAGATTAAGGTCAAGATTTTTACAATTAGCCTATGTTGCAGCAGCAGTAAATGGTCAAACAGGTAGAACATTGTCTGATAAAGATTTAGCATACCATATCGAAATAGTTGGTTTAGGTCAAACAAGTGACCCTAAAGTTTTGATTAGAAATTTAGATAGTTTTGTAGGTGATAGTATTAACGGAATCGATGACGACGTAAGACTAGCTATATCACAAAATTTTCCAAAAATATCTCAAGAACTAGACGATACCTATGTTCAAAGTCATTTAATTGATTTTTATGCACCTAATACAGCTAATGTATACGCAAACACATTAGACGGTTATACATTTAGACCTTTTGAAATTAGACGTCCTGGATTGCAATTAAGCGGTATTTTAGATAGTCAACAAACTAGCACTATCAGTAATAATCAAGGTTTTGATTATGATGAAGAAATAAATAGGTTTTAGATATGGCGATTGACGTAAATCAATTTGTTGAAGATATCTATAGAAAACAATTACCTAATAACCCTAATGTAAGGTATGGAACTGCTTTAACGCCACAAGAATTAAGATTGTATGTAGTAGGCACAAGTCCTGCAATAAGAAACTTTGAGATACAACAAGGTAATTTAACAGAAGATACATACCAGAAAATATTGGCTAAAATGCCTGAACTACAAAGTAAAATAGATATTTATAATGTAGCACCAATCTCATATACGTTAGAAGAAAGAGAACCTGATATTTATAAACGAATGTTAGAAGACCAAGTCGATGCACAAAAACGTAGAATTGATGCAGGTTTAAGAGGTAATTTGCCTGCTGATTTTACACCTTTTGAAGCTAAACCCCCTATAGGTTTTGAAAAAAGACAAAAAATAGCTAGTTATGGAATAGACCCAGATAATCCTTTTGAATTTCCAGATAGAGAAACAGAACGTCAATTTTATAATCATCTAGCTTTTACTTCACGAACACCGAGCAAAGAACAAATAAAATTTATTACTGATAAATTAGGTTTGAAAGGTGATTTACAGTATTTAGATAATGAAAACCCCTATCTTGGTTTTAGATACAAAGCAGAGGGTAATGATTTTTATCAAATATTACGTAATCCTAGAATTAATAGAGATGATGTACGTCAGTTTGCTATACAAGAAAGTTTTCCTATTGGTGGGGATATATTAGGTACTATAGCTACATCACCATCATCAGCTAGTAGAGGTGTGTTTAGTGCTATCGGTCAAATCGCTAAAATGTCTTTAGGCTCTGGTTTAGGTGCTACTTTCGGCGATGCACTTAGATTAACGATAGGTAGTGAAAGAGGTTTAAATGAAATGACGCCTGAACAAATATTAAGAGAGTCAGGTGTAACTGGTGCTTATGCAGTAGGCGGAACAGCAGTAGTTACAAGTTTTTTAAAAGTTTTTCCTGCGTTATACAGAACTGCTACAGGAACACAGGTTCCCGCAGATATTATGGAAAAATTTCGTAATATTTTAAATAGACAAGACTCAGATATTTTAAGTCCAAAAGTTATATACGGTAGAAATCAAAAAAGTGTAGATTTAATAAACGAACAAATAGATAAATTTGCTAAAAACTTTAAAATTGAATACCAAAATTATAATCCAACACTAGCAGGAACTAACCCACTTGACCAAGAAGCTGCTGATTTAGAGTATATATTTTTACGTAATGCGGAAAACCCTGAACTAAAAGAACTTTATGCTGCAATACGAGATGGCAATCAAAACGTCATAAGTAATCTTATGCGAGCACTTGGTAAGGAATTTGAAGAGGGCAAAATACCGTTAGGTGTAGAAGTTGATGCTGCTTTAAAAGAAAATGCTGAAAGAAAAATACAAGACTATGTAACAATAGGAACTGCAAAAATAAATAATTTAATCAGACAAGCTGATGATGAATTACCCATGCCTAGCACAACTATCTTTGATAATGTAATAAGAGAAGACGGTTCCACTCTTTTATTACCTAAAGAAATAAAAGTCATACAAAAAGCTAAAGAAGACTTTTTAAAAAATGCAACAGATAATTTTAATCTTATTATCAATGACCCAAAATATAACAGTTTTGTTACTGGTGGTGGTTATACTAGAAACACTATTAATAATTACAAAAAGTTGCAAGATAGTGCTACAACATTAGTAGTTGGCGGTAAAAAAGGTTTGAAAGAAATAGAAGAAGTTATAGGTAAAGATTCAGAACTTATTTATAGATTAGCAGGTAGAACACCTGATGGTAAAAAATTAGGTGCTAAAGAAGATATAGGTTTTACGATAGCAGAATTATTTAATATACAAAGAGTTATGAATGAATTAGCTTCTAGTAGCAGTTATAATAACACACGTGATATAGCAAGAACTTTAGTAAATGATATTGGACGTAGTATAGATAAAGCATTTAGTGATGATGTTTGGTTAAAATTAGGTAATGCAAAACCAAAATCAAAGTATACACAAGACGATATCAATCAAATTATCAGATATCAAAAAGATAATGGTTTAGATGAATTACGTGCTGCATATACTGAAATGACTGCTGCGTATCAAATATCTAGTAATAGTGTTTTAAAACAAATAATTAATCAACAACCAGAAAGATTAATACCTACTATTTTAGGAACATCAACAGAAGGTGCAACTACTAATTCTGTGTTAACAGATTTATTAACTGTTTTAAAAGCTGAAGGTAGTGATAATGTTGGTTATGTACAACGTGAAATGTTAGATTACATTAAAAACAATGTCATAGACCCTGATGCTACAGGTTTGAAACAAAACCAACAGTTACGTGAGTTTTTGAAAAAATATGAAGGCACTTTTAACGTTTTGTTCGATGATTTTAAACCTAAGATTGGTGATAGACCCAGATTATTAAAAATAAATCAATTAAAAGAGATAGAAGAAGATTTAATAACTAATGAAAAACAAATTAATTTATTAAAAAATACTTTTGGTGTGGATGTTGATTCTGTTAATCCTACATACGATATTGTAACTAATATTATACGTGGTGGTAGAACATCTAGAGAAACAGGTGCTTTATTAAATGATATAAACTTTTTGATGGATACTGTTAAAGATAATCCTGTTTTGAAAAAACAAATAGAACAAGTAACTAAAAACATAATATTAAGGGACGTACTAGAACTTATACCGAAACAAGATGGTATGTTTAAAATTTCAGATGATAAATTAAATCGTTTGATAAATGAGGGTTTTGGACCTGATGAACTTAGTAGATTAGGTTTTGATGATATATTTAAACCTTTACTTGGTGATAATGCTGATGAAACTATTGAAGCAATAAGATTAGTAAACACTATGGTACAAAGAGAAGCATTGACCCCTAGAGTAGTAGGACCTCAAGAAAGATTTACTGCAGTTCCTGGATTTAAATTTTTACAGAGAATGTTAATACCACCTCTAACACAAACAGGTAGAAGGGTTACAGCACTCGATGTTTTAATGAATAAACGTTCTGAGGCATTTATAGGTCAAATGTTACTAGACCCAGAATTAGCAAAACGTGTTGTTGCAACTTATGAAGGCAGATTAACTTTACAACAGCTCAGTGCTTTTTTAACAGGGTATGCTACTGCGACAGGTCAAGCTCCATATTTTAATGATATAGCAGATGAGTTAAGATATTATGATGCAGAAATGAAACGATTAGATATACCGCCAAATAGACAAGTAGGTGAAGAATTAGAATCAGTTATAAATAATATAGTGGATAATTACCAATGATAAACAGAGGCATAAATTTCAACATACCAAATACAGGTATTGGTTCTATTATGAATATGAGACGTGATGCAAATATGTCACGTAATAATGCAAGAGACCAATATGAAGCAGATGTTGCAGATTTTAAAGATAGTCTAGCTACTGATTTAGAAAATAGTTTTATGTCTAGAGGGGACTCATTTTTGAATTTCCCTGTTGTTAGCGAGTTCCCAACGGACATACCAACAGATAATTTTTACGATGGAGTTTTTGATAATCCTATTATAGATATAAAACTGCCAACTCGTGATAGATTTAGCACAAGTAGAATTTTTGATGGACCTGATAGACAAGACGTAATAGATTATTTCGATAGTATTCAGGGACCAGACCGTAATATATATGATGACGGTACAGTTGATGATTCTATAGTCATACCACCTCCACCACCTCCACCACCTCCTCCTCCACCAGATAATAGAAGACCGTTTTACCAACCTTCTAGAAACTATGAAAGTGGTGTTCCTAGTGTTAGTTTAAATATAAGAGCATCAGATTTTGGAAGAGCTCCTGGAATGTTTGGACCTTTTGTACCATTACCAAAAATGCCACCTCCAGATATTCCTCCTCCACCTGATAGACCAGACGGTAGTGATTTTTCTATACAACGTTTAGATGATGGAACAGGTGGATTTAAATTTGGTGGTGCATTAAACAAAGGTATCATGAGGTTGCCGCAAAGTCAACAAGGTGATACAATGACAACACAATTATTTCAAAGAGGATTTAGACCAAGGAGATAGTATGGATAACAGCGGTATTATGGGGATGAGTAGGCTTGACCAAATCAGAAGTATGGAAGGTATGCCACAAACTATGCCACAAGGACAGCCTATGCCTCAAAATTTGATGCAAGATATGGCTCCTGAAGTTACTCAACGTTCTCCTGAACAAATGGTCAATCCACAAGAAGACGCTGAAAAACTTGCTCAGGCTGTTTTACAAAGGTCTGGTGGTAATGGTCAACTAGCAATGGATATAATTCAAAACGCTAGTATGATTGTAATGAATACTATAGAAGGTAGTGCAAGAACACCTATAAGAGCAGCAGACGGTAAAGAGATTAAAGAGAGTGAGTTAAACGAAGGTTTACAAGCATTAGCAAAAGAAAACAAAGATGTAGTTGAAAAAATTACTGGTAAAGAAGTTGTTGATGACGTGAAAGAAATGCAAGACGGTGGTCAAGTCGAAGCTATGGAGAGAATGAATTTTTATAGGGGTTATTAATTAATCCAATCTTTCCACTTTTCATCGCCTAAAACTTCTTGTGCTAAATCTAGTTTATTACGCAAGGCTTTTACTATTTTTTCGTCTACTGTTCCTTTAGCTACTAAATCAATATAAGTAACTTTATTAGTTTGACCTATACGATGAGCACGGTCTTCTGATTGTAAGCGTTTTTCTAAATCATAGTTGTTACTATAATAGATTACATTTTTAGCTTCTGTTAGAGTAATACCATAACCACCCGTTTGTACATTACTAATTAAATACTGTAATTCAGAATCAGGATTTTGAAATCTACGTATTATCTCTTGTCTTTCTTCGTCAGGTGTATCACCATAATAAGTAGCTACACTATCTGTACCTGTTATTCCTTGGATAGTTTTTAATATTCTTTTTATATCGTATTGATAATTAGCCCATATAATTGTTTTACCTTGTATTTCTTGTAAAACATTAATTAGTTCATCTATTCTATTGTTTTTAATTTCTACTTCTTCACCTTTATCGTGTTTAACAAAACCACATACGACTTGGTGTAATCTTAATATTTGTGTAAGTATAGATGTAACACTAACAGTTTCATGTGATTCTAATTCTGTTATTGCATATTTTGCTAGTTCTTTATAAACTTTCTTTTGTTCTGATGTAAGTTCTACTTCTCTTTTTGTATATATCTTATCAGGTAAGTCTAAACATTCTTTCTTTAAAACTCTAAAAGAAAACGAATCTAATGAGCTAGTAAGTTCTTCTAGATTTTGATAACCGACCACTTGTCTAAAACTATGTGTGCCTAATTGTCTATTCATAATTTGTGCGTATCTGTTTTGAAAAGAATAATACGACCCATAACCTAATAGATGTGTATTAAGAAAAGCACATTGGCTATATAAGTCTAATGGTGAACGTGTAACAGGGAATCCAGTAAGTATTCTTCTGTATTTAGAATTAGTTGCTATTTTAATTAAGTTCTTTGTTCTTTGTGCTTTTGGATTTTTTATAGTTGTAGATTCATCTACAGCTACTAGACATAAATGTGATAAAACAAACTTATCTACAAATGTTACACCTTTTTTAGTGCTAAATGCTTCTACGTTTACTATAAGTATTTTTAATTCAAAAGTTGGTTCAAATATACTAACTAAATCTTTCTTTTGTTTTTTATTTGGTGCAGGATTCCATATAGCAGTTTTATACTCTATATGTTCTGGCATATGGTTAGGTATTTCTTTTTCTAACCAGTTCCTATAAACACCTTTTGGTGCTACTATAACAGCAGAATTAATAGCTCCTTTATCATAAAGCATAGCAATGTTATCTATGAGAACTTTTGATTTACCTGTTCCCATTTCCATAAAGTAGGCATATTCTTTTTTACGCCATGATTTTTCTAACGCTTTTAATTGATGCGTATAAGGTTTAGTCTTAAATTTATATTGCATATTTACTACTTTCTAATTTCTAGTAATAATTATATCTATATCTAATAGAAATTAAAGACCAAAGTAATAATTTTACTTGCCGTTTAGAAGAGGATTTATCAGAATATCTATTAGATTATTAAAGATATTAGTAGTTCTTAAAAAATTTTTCTGATAAAAAAATAATTTTTAAAATAAATAATACTAATAACTTTACTTTGGTAAAACTCGGTTATATATTAATAGCCTAGAAATAAGAAAGGAGAAAAAATGACAGTATATGTTGTGCAAGAAGTTCCAGGACGAAATATCGCAGGTGCTAGACAGTATGGTGATTTTGAAGTCTTGTTACCTTCTAATGCTCAAATCATGTTAAGCTCTGGACCTTCTGTTCGTAGGATGAAAAGACTCCTACAAGATTACAAAGAGGGTGATTACTTATTGTTGATTGGCGACCCTGCTGCTATTGGTGTAGCATGTTCGTTAGCTGCATTTTTTAATCGAGGTAAATATAGTATATTAAAATGGGATAAACAAGAAGGCTTGTATTACCCTGTTGAAATAGACATACATCAGAAAGGAGAATTAGATGAGTGATAAACCCACCTTTGAACAACTCATTGGTAACTCTGAACCAGATAAATGGGACAGTGACGTTACTAATGATGAATTAGCTAATGTTTCTAGTTTAGCACAAAAACAAATTAATCTAACTAATGAGGTATCTCAGATAGAAGATATGTTAAAAGCTAAAAAAGAAGAGTTGCGTTTGGTACAAGAACAAGAGCTACCTGATGCTTTATCAGAAGTAGGATTAACACAGATAGTTTTATCTTCAGGAGAAAAAATATCTTTGTCAGAGTTCTACAGTGCTCATATATCTAAAGCAAACCAACAACAAGCATACCAATGGCTTATAGAAAACGGTCATGAAGGAATTATAAAGAACGAAGTATCTTTAAAATTTAATCGTGGTGAGAGTCAGATAGTCGATGAGACTGTGTTGGCTTTAAAATCTAGAGGTCTATCGCCAGAGGTAAAACAGAGCATTCATCCGTCAACGTTAAAGGCTTTTGTAAAAGAGCAATTAACTACGGGGAATGATATACCAACCGAGCCATTTGGTATCTATATAGGTACTAAGGCTAACATTAAAAAGGAGTAAAACATGGTTGACGAAAATAAAGAAGTAGTTGAACAGACTACTTCAAGCATGGTTGCCTTTGACGATACTTTATTATCAGAGGGAACTGGACTAGAAGATACAACGGTAGAAGATTTTGCTATACCGTTTATTAGAATACTACAGCCTATGTCACCACAGCTTAATAAAGCAAACGGTGCATATGTTGAAGGAGCAGGTGCAGGTGATTTGTATAACACTGTTACTAACAGTGTCTATGCAGGTGACAAAGGAATAGTTATAGTTCCTTGTGCCTATACTAAAAAGTATATTGAATGGGTGCCTAGAGAAAAAGGTGGTGGTTTAGTTAATGCTAGCCACGATGTTTCAATACTTAGCGAATGTAAAAAAGACCCTGAAACTAGAAGATTTTTTACAAAAGAGGGTAATGAAATAGTTGAGACTGCACAGTTTTATGTGTTAGTTTTAGACCCAGAGCCACAACAGGCAGTCATTGCATTTACATCTACACAATTAAGTGTAGCACGTAAGTGGTTAACAATGATGAGAATGGCTAGAGTACAAACTTCACAAGGTAAGTATGTAGAAGCCCCGATGTTTGCTTATACTTATAATTTAACTACTACTACGATGTCTAATGATAAAGGTACTTGGAATAGCTTTAGCGTTAGTCAAGGAGGTCAGACCTCTATCGAAGATGCAACTATTGCTAAGACATTCATGTCTGCAGCAAGAGCAGGTGAAGTAGAAGTTAAAGAAGAACAGCTAGACGACACTGTTACTTTATAATTATGTCGTTAGCAGAAACGTTCGCAAAACGTTATGCGGGGCTACGCTCTGCATACGGAACGTTTACTTCTACAAATGAAACAAGAGAGGATGGAAAAGCCAGTGGAAAAAATATTACTATATCTAAAGAACTAGATGATAGTGAAGTTATGTCTTTATGGCAAAAACACCTCAACGGGGAACAAAGTTTAGGGATAGTCCCTATTAACGAAGATAATGAGTGTGTATGGGGGGCTATTGACGTTGATGAATATCAACTAGATTTAAAACATCTAGCAGTCAAACTAGCACAACAAAGACTCCCATTAGTGTTGTGCAGAAGTAAAAGCGGTGGTGCACACATATATATCTTCTTAATGGAGGCTGTCCCTGCCTCTATGTTACAAAGAAAACTTAGACAACTTGCTGCCGCCATAGGTTATGGTCAAGCAGAGATATTCCCAAAACAAACTAAACTTTTATTAGATAGAGGTGATAGAGGTAGCACCTTAAATATGCCATACTTCGGTGGAGAGAACTCTACAAGATACGCATATGGTAAAGAAGGACAAGCATTAACACCAGAAGAATTTATTAAATATACAGAGGAAATACAACTTAACGCTAAAACATTAGAGTCTCTTGAAGCTAGTCCTCTTACAGAAAAACAAGAATGGTTAGACCAAGCACCACCCTGTATACAACATTTAGTTGTGCAAGGTTTTCCTAAAGGAACAAGAAACTCAGGCTTATTTAATGTAGGCGTATTCTTAAGAAAAAAGTTTGCAGACGATTGGGAGAAAAGATTAGAAGAAATAAATATGCAATATATGCAACCACCCTTAGGTGCACAAGAAGTTTTAACAGTAGCTAAACAACTTAAAAGAAAAGATTATTTTTATAAATGTAATGACCAACCAATAGCAAGTCATTGTAATAGTCCATTATGTAGGACAAGAAAGTATGGTATTGGTGCTAATGGGGGTACACCATTATTTAGTAATTTAACAAAACAAGATAGTGACCCACCTATATGGTTTTTAGATGTAGAAGGGGGTAGATTAGAACTAGAAACAGATGACTTATTAAATCAAAATAGATTCCAACGTAAATGTATGGAGGCTCTAAATAAAATACCACCTAAAGTAAAAGATAATGTGTGGAGGCAGATAATACAACAACTATTAGATGTTATAACAATAGTAGAAGTTCCAGCAGAGAGTTCTACCGAAGGACATTTTATGGAACTACTAGAGTCTTTTTGTACAGAAAGACCCGCTAGAGAGAAGGATGAGTTGTTATTACATAAACCATGGACAGATAAAGGCAAAACTTATTTTAGGTTAGGGGACTTGATGGATTATTTACATAGAAATAATTTTAAAGATTATCAAAGAAATAAATTGACCTCTAAACTAAAATCTTTACAGGGAGAGCCACACTTTTTTAATATAAAAGGCAAGGGTGTAAATGTGTGGTTTATAGATGAATTTAAAACACAAGAAGAACCACATGACTTACCAGAATTTAACGATACAAAGATATGATTAAATACATACCTAAATATTTTGAGCATTGCAAAAGTAATATACACGATTGGGATAAACCGTCAGAAAGAATATTCAATGGCAAAGTAGTCAAAGGTAGACCAACAAGAGGATTCGGTAGCACATCGTTTAATTACGCAGGAAAATTATATGAACCAAGTCCATGGACAGACACCATGTTTATAATAAAACAAGATGTAGAGAAGTTAGTATGGGAAAAACTAAACATAGATAAACAGTTTACGTTTTGTTTATGTGGTTTTTATGGAACAGACGGACGAGGCATACCACATCATTCTGACACAGTGCCAACAGAAGATGATTTAGTTGTATCTATATCGTTAGGTGCACCAAGAATATTTATACAAAAAACTTATCAGAATCCTATAAAGAAACATACGAATACAAGTGAGATATTTTTGAAAGAAAACTTTGTAATAGATGAAACTTATTATTTGTTACAAGACGGTGATGTTTTAATTTTTGATGGAAAAAATCAAATGTACTCTACACACTGCGTCCCAGATTTACAAAATGCAGGAGAAAGGATTAATTTAACATTTAGGAGTGGTTTATGACATTACCTAGTCATACACAAGTGATACTTGGACCACCTGGAACAGGTAAAACTACCACACTATTAGAGTTAATAGAAAAAGAACTAGAACAAGGCACACAGCCTACAGATATTGGTTTCTTTACATTTACACGTAAAGCAGTCAACGAGGGCAAAGAAAGAGCCATGACTAAGTTTGGTGTAAGTAATAATGAACTTCCTTATTTTAGAACACTTCATTCATTAGCGTTTAGACAATTAGGACTCACAAGAGAGAACGTGATGGGTAGAGAAGATATTATAGAACTTAATCAAAAACTAAATTTAAAACTAACTGGCAGAACACAAACAGAAGATGGACACTTGTTCGCTATGACTCATGATGATAGATTGGCTTTTATTGAAAACTTGGCTAGAATGAGATATGTTTCATTGGAAGAACAATGGCATAGTGTTGACGACGCAGTAGGTTGGTTTGAATTAGAAAGGTATGCGAGAGGGTTAAAGTTATTTAAAGAAGATAAATTATTAGTTGATTATACTGATATGTTACATAAATTTATACATGAAGGAACGATACCAAAATTAGATGTCATGTTTGTAGATGAGGCACAAGACCTATCACCAATACAATGGGCTGTGGTACGTAAACTAGCAGATAATGCAAAACGTATATATGTTGCAGGTGATGACGACCAAGCTATCTATAAGTGGGCGGGGGCAGATGTAGAGTATTTAATCAGTAATAGTAAGAACGCTTTAGTATTAAAACAATCCTATAGAATACCTGCAAGTGTTCACGAATATGCAAAAAAATGTATATCACAAGTAGGCTCACGAATACATAAAACATGGCACCCACGAAAAGATAAAGGTCAAGTTAGGTGGGAGCCAAACATCAATCTACTAAATATGGAAAAAGGAGATTGGTTAGTTTTAGCTAGAACAAATTATTTATTAGAAGAAGTCGATGAGTATTGTAGAAACGAAGGTTGGTTTTTTGAAGTAAAAGGTAAAACAAGTTTACCAGAAAGCAAAGTAAGAGCTGTTATAAATTGGGAGAGGTTGAGAAAAGGCGAAAATATATCTTTAGCAGAATGTACAAATATTTTTAAATATATAAAAGTAAAGGATTATAAAAAGATAGATTTATTAGAAGCTAGTACAAAACCAAACTTAGAGTTATTACAAGAACAGTTTCCAGACTTACCTTCGGGTGAATGGTACGATGTATTTACATTACTAAGACCTGCAGAAATAAGTTACATAAGAGCTATGCTACGTAGGGGAGAAAAGATTACAAAACAACCACGTATTAGATTATCTACAATACATGCAGCA